TTCCCATCCTGCTTGAGTTTATCCACAAATATATTTTTTTAAATTTCGTCAGTTTTTACAATGGTCTGAACAGTAACAAATATACATGAAACAGTTCCTCCTTTCGCATCTTCTGCTTGCGAAAGCCTAACGACAGTGCTATAATTAGCTTGCGAAGAAAATTATAACCAGTTGAACTGTCGTAAGACTTTTCAACAAACAGCCAAGCATCTCGTGTGCTTGGTTTTGTTTATGTAAAGGTATGACCTAAACATCACTTAGATAATTGACACAGTGCCGCTTTTTCTGACACCTTGCATAAATTCATTACCTCTTTTACATTATGTCCCTTTATTACTTCTTTCAGCATTAAAACTTCTCCTCCAAAAGCATCTGCCTGCCATTCCGGGTCTCGAAAAACAACTATTCCTGTATTATCACCAACTCTGGCATAACTAATATTTTGTTTTTCGTGAAATAAAAGATGACCCAACTCATGTGCTAATGTAAGTCTATCCCTTCCACTACCAGCTATAGCTCTATCATATACGTCTTGTCTAATTTGAATTTCATTTCTATCGGGATATGTTATACCATGACATTCTCCCATTTCGTCCTGTGGTAAAACACGAAAATTAAAATTCGAGTCTATACTTGGTAATTTGATTTCCAAAAACCTAACAATATCAAAAAACATATCATTCTCCGAGCCATCAATTTTTCTTATCAGCTCTGCTGTTTTTCTAATATCTTTTCGTGATAATGGTTCCGCAATACACCGTGCCATAAAACCCTCCTAGTCATTTTTTCATGTCCAAAATTTTCTGAATTTCTTTAATTTGATTGTTATCTAGATCTTTAAACTTCCTCGCAAATGAAAGAGCCAAATTTGTTTCTCGACTATTTGTGCCATCAAATGTAAGATTAATATCACATCTATCCTCATAAGCTAATTTTTGCAATGTAGTTGCTTTTTCATCTGATAAATTATATTTTGTGACAATGGTATTAACCCATGCATCAGGCACCTTTCTATTACCATTTTCTACAGCCGATAAATATGCCGCTGTTACGTTCAGTTTATCGGCCATATCCTTAAGAATCTCGTCATTCTCGATTCTTATTTTTCTTAGCTCCTTACCAAACTTTGTAAGCATATTCTTTCCCTCCATATGTGTCATATTCAATTGTTTCACTATATTTATATCACATATTGTTTTTTCTGTCAACAACTTGTTTAATTGTTTTCCTCATTGTTTTTTATTTTTATAGGCATTGGCATTCATATATTATATAAAAAATGGCGAGATTTCTCTCGCCAAACATGCTTTACAATGATCTTAATCCAACGTTCCAACTCACTTTTCCGACAATTCCATCCGCCGTCAGTCCATGATTCTTCTGCCAGGTCTTTGTTGCGTTCTCTGTTCCGCTGCCAAAATTGCCGTCTGGCGTCGTACCGATGATGATCTGCCATACCTTGACTGATTTTCCCTTGCTGCCTTTTTTAATTGTATTCATACTGTAATCCTCACTTTCTTTCACTGTGGTAGTGGTTGCACCGGTGCGACTCTCCACTTTCTTATTATAAAGAGCTGCCTCGGCTTTTCTTCTCCGCTGTAATCCCGGTAATGTTTTACCAGCAGCCTTACAGTACTGCTGCATTGCAGACGGAATCTGATTCATTACTCTGCCTGTACACAACTTTTTCACGTTGCCCTGCCCTAGGTTAAAAGCAAAGCTGACCAGTGCATCAAACTGGTTCTGGTTAAGTTTGTCCGTAAATGGGACATAGGACGGATTGTTGATATACTTTTCAAACTTTGCTATGTCCTGCTTTAAATACTCGTCCGCCTGTGCCTGCGTGATCTTCATTCCTTTATGTACGCCTGCTGTGTGACCGTACCCGATCGTCCACGCACCTGCAGAACACTGATAGGCTGCCAACCGGCAGCCTTCAAACTGTTTGATAAGGGCAAGACCAGCCTGTCCGATTTTTCTATTTGCCATGATTATTCCTCACTTTCTTTAATCTCTGTTTTGCTGTCTAACAATTTCTGTGTAATATCCAGTCCTGCAATTAAAAACTGCGGCACATTCACATTCATCTCTACCAGATTTTCCAAGATGCTGCGGACCTCATTAATCAAATATGTTGCCAGCGTGAACCATCCAAAGAGCTGCACAAACGAAAGATTAATACCGATAATCTCCCCCATATGTACAAAGCTCATTGAGACGAAAAATGCCATACCAATTACAATCCAATACCATACTTTTTTTAAGATTCCCTTTGCTCCGATGGCACTTGACTCATTCTTTTTATAGAATCTCGCCTTGCAGTACCCGGTTGCATAGTCGATCACATTAAGAATCAGGAATCCGGCAAATAAAAACCAGTACTCGCCGAACAATGCCGCCCCGATTGTTGCAATCAGTCCATAGATCATGTTAATTTTGTCAAATTTCATAAAATTTTCCTCTCTTTCTGCCCGTAGGCTTTATGCAAAAGAGCCGGCTACACAACACATGGTCATGTAATCGGCTCTCAGGCGCTTTAGATTATTCAGTTGTCTTTACTGCATCCAGCTTATCGCTGATCTCCTTAAGCACAGCATCTAACTTTCTCCAATTTTCATTTTCCAGTTCCATATCGTAGAATTCATTTTCTTCCGGGATATTAAATCCATAGTTTTCTGTCTGACTCATCAGGCATCCTCCTCTTCTGTGTATACTTTGCCTGTGATCTGCTCATATTCCTCCGGCGTGATCCATTTACCTACAGCATTATGTACACGGTTCTCATTCCACAGTCCTTTGTCATAGTAATTTTTTACTTTTTCATAATTCTTACTCATCTAAACTTACCTCCATCTGCATAGCCATATAGTCAATATCTGCCCTCTGTTTTTCGATACTGTCCGCGTTCTCGGCTGTTTTTTCTGCATTCTCGGCTAAACTCTCAGATACAGCAGTGATCCTCTGCTCGATGTCATTAACTTCTTTTTCCAGGACAACGATTTTCACATCTTCCCTCAGAATAACCTGTTCTAAGACTACATACCCCGGAATCACTGATGTCAACATGTCCTCATCAGTATAAACCTTTAACACTGTAAGTTCTTCTTTATCTGAAAAAGCTTCCTGCAGTTCTTCGCAGGTTTTGTTATCTGCAAATTCAATATTCAGTTTTCCATCCACATGATTAATATTGTTGATGGTCAGAATGTTTTTTGTGGTTTTTAATTTCATAAAAATTCCTTCTTTCTTATTATTTTTCGTAAAACAGCGGTTTAAAGAAATATTATACACAGACAGAGGTTGATAATATTATTGAAAAAAACAAGGTGAAATCCATTGTTATAGAGTTCAAAGGCATTACTACCAATGAAAGCAAAGCATTTTTCCCTAAATATACCTATTGGGGATATGTCGGCGGAAAA